TTCCTCCCCCCCCTTTTGGCCGGGGGGGCCGGTTTGTTTTGAGGGCCGCCCTTTGGGGGGTGGGTGGGTTTTTTTTTTTTTTTTTTTATTCCCTCTTTGTCTGTGTTTTCGGTTGTTTGGGCCGCTTTATGTGCGCTTTCATGTGCGGCATGTACGCTGAAAGCCGCGCCATTACTGGCTTCGTCATGTGCGGCGTCATGTGCGGTTGTTTGTGCGGCTTCATGTGCGGGTGAATTGTCCATTTTTTGAGCATATTCATGGTAATTTGTGATGGTGATCACACGACCTTTTTGCTTCTCTCCATCAATGGTGATCATCCCCTCTTTCACAAAAACCTGAAGCATCCGCTCAACCTGATCACGGCTTGCCGGCTTGCCATGCCTGTCGCATAACTGAAGACCTAAATCAGCTGCTGTCACAACCAGTTGACCGGGTTGCAGATGCCATTCATGACCTTTGAAATTCGCTTTGTATGGCTTTCTGGCGGCATTCAGGAGAAGGTTTTCCCACAGGGTGCGAAGATAAACATCTTTCGCCCATGACTGTTTCAGAATGCTCCGGTACAACGGAATGTAACCAGTTTTCTGGTTCTCCATCCTGTTGCTCCTGCGCTCGTGTGCGGCGCTGAAATCGTAGATTTTTGCTGTGTTGCTCATAACTACCTGCCTTGACGAAAGACCTTAAGAACATCGTTAAACTGACTTACGGATATGTCTTCTTTGAGCAGCTTTTCCAGAAATGCGTTTGGAATGAACGTATATCCATCCTCTTTTGGTAGAGACGGGAGCAACGCCCTCGCCTCAGCCTTCAGAAGCTCAGTTCTGGCAACTTTCACAAAAGAGATTTGAGTTCTTTCATCAATGGAACGAAGGAAGCGCAAACGCTTAGCTTCTTTGTGTGTATCAGGTGGATTAAAGCCTTTGTTTCGCATATAATTACCTCGTTGGATGTTGTTAAAATTCCATTTGTATTTGATCAGAACGCTCGGTTGCCGCCGGGCGTTTTTTATTGGTGAGAATCGAAGCAACTTGTCGTGCCAATCGTGCCATGTCGTCGTCAACGACGCCCCATTCAAGAACAGCAAGCAGCATTGAGAACTTTGGAATCCAGTCCCTCTTCCACCTGCTGATCTGCGACTTATCAACTCCCACAGCTTCCGCTGTCTTCTCAGTTCCAAGCATTGCGATTTTGTTAAGCAACGCACTCTCGATTCTTAGAGCCTCGTTGCGTTTGTTTGCACGAACCATATGTAAGTATTTCCTTAACAAATAAGAAGTTATGCGCATCAACTTATGCGCGTTGTATTCCCGCATTTCGGCGGGAATGAGGGCCATGACTGTTAAAGAGCGGTGTTACTTATGCTGCCTGATTCGGTTTTGGAAACAGGTGTGGCAAATCGGGGCGAATTTCGTAAGCCTTGATCTGCCCTCCAGTGGCGTTAACGATGGCGGTAACTTTCTCTGGAGAGACCAACCCGCCTTTCAGCCATTTGTGTACTGCTGGCTGCGTTACACCACACTTGTCGGCAAGGCGCTTTTGGCTACCGACAATTTTCAAGGCTCGTTGAATTACTAAATTCATGAGCATACCTCTTGTGGTCATTACTTATAACCAAAGATAACTCAAGTTATAAAAAATAGCAATAACCTTTGTTATTTTACTTTGGATAACCGTAGTTATAGATTTGTGGGTATGAAAACATTCGCAGAAAGACTAAATGCAGCCATGAGCTCAGCAGGGGTATCACAATCACAGCTTGCTGACATGGTTGGAATATCTCAGCCAGCCATACAGAAGATGTCGTCCGGTAAAACAAACGGATCTCGCAAGATGGTTGAATTAGCCAATGCTTTAAAAGTGCGCCCTGAATGGCTTAGTTCTGGTATTGGTGAAATGAGGGATGGTGCACATGAAGAACCATCCAATGTCCGTGAGTCATCTTTAAAAGCTGTGGTATGGGAAGACATTAAAAGAAACGATGACGAGTTTGTTGCGTTGCCTCTTCTTAACGTTTCGCTTTCAGCTGGAAGCGGTAGCTGCGAGCTAGAGGAATCATCGGAGTTCTCTTTGGTTTTCAGAAAGCACTATCTGAAAAAGATGGGAGTATCTGAAAGATCAGCCAAGCTAGTTAGGGTTGTAGGGCAAAGCATGGAACCAACGCTTCACGATGGCGATGTTGTTGGTGTTAACACGCAAGATACCACCATCAGAGATGGTAAAACCTACGCTATTTGCCAGTCTGATTTGTTACGAGTAAAAACATTAATCGCCACCCCTACATCGGTGATAATCAGATCAATAAATCGCGAAGAGTACCCGGATGAAGTAATGGATAGAGATGAATTTCATGAAACCGTAAGGATTATTGGCAGAGTATTCTGGTCGTCTCATAGTTGGTAACCGATAATCAGAAGAAGACTTACGGAAGTGCGGAGGGATAATGGAATTTCTGATAGTTTTTGTTGTTGTTTTGGTCATCATTCTTTTTGTTTTGCTAAGCATTAGTAAAAAGCTATCTCAAGTGATTGAACATAGCTCTAATCGCGCAAAAGAAGAAGAGCATCTAATTGATATAAAAGAGATTCTCTCTGATATAAAAATCACATTAGATGAAATAAAATACACAACAGATCTAATTGAACAGTATAAAATACCAACCCCAAACGAGAGAAAAGCAATAGATCAATATCGTATTGACTTAGAAATAGACGAAATGCTAAGCAAAAGAAAAGACTAAAAACACCCGGCCTCAGCGCCGGGTTTTCTTTTCCTGCCGTTCACCACCCAATCACCCATCATCATCATAGACAAGCATCAAGCCAAAGGTAACACCTTCACCCCGCACGCAAGCCCTCAAACACCAATCAATCAGCAACATTTACAAAAATAAAATACCTTTGTTATCCATCACTTATAACTTATTTACCACAAAATATAAGTTAGGTTATTGACCACACCTATAACCTAAGTTATCTTTAAGCCATCAGCAGGACGCTGGTAGCCAAACGGAACAGATTGGCAGGCTCTTTAACATTGATGGGATTGTCCCGCCGAAATGCGGGAACCAAAGAGTAGTTGGCTTTGGGATTGGATGAATGAGCAGGCTGATGCTCGACCAATGTATAAACAGCGCTCATGGCAAGCAGTAACCAATCTGCGCCTCAAGACAGCGTCACTGGTAGTGCGGGCGCTCTAACCAGTAAGCCGGAATTCAGCACCGGCCATCCAATCACCAAAGTCAATCATCGGAGGTCAACATGACAGTAGTCATTACATATCTGGCTGACGATAACGCCAGAAATCGCCGCAGAGCACGCAGACAGGCTCAACGTGAACAGGCAATGCAAGAGCAGCGACTGACGCGAAAAATTGCGCTAAAGCTCTCTGGTTGCGTCAGAGCAGACAAAGCAGCATCACTCGGAAGCCTTCGCTGCAAGAAGGCAGAAGAAGTCGAGAGTAAACAGAACCGTATTTACTACAGCAAGCCACGTAGTGAAATGGGTGTGACTTGTGTTGGTCGCCAGAAAATGAAATTAGGCAGCAAACCACTTATTTGAGGTGAGATATGGAATTTCATGAAAGTGCGATTTGTGATTTTCGCGCTAACGCAAATTCAGTAAAACCACAGCCAATTGCAGTTCTTTTTAAAACAATGGGTGCGTGGGCTGTTTTATGCTTCGCCGCTGATGACACTGACGCAAGAATGGCAATAGGCCAAGAGATGGAGATGGACCCGACAAACGATGAATTCATAATTTATGGCGCTCCATCTAATTACTTACTTGATACCTGCAACATTTACAACAAGGCTGCCTGATGGTGGCCTTTATTTTTAGCATAAACAACAGAGGTGAATATGAACGCAGTTGAATTTACAAAATGGATGGCAGAGCAAGATATCACAGGAGCCGACGAAAAGGTTGTGTACTACATGGCTATGCTATGGATTCACAAAGCAAAAGAGGCTGCAAATGCTCTTGGAGATAAGTAATGAAAGTAAAAATAACTGCTTCTAATACCAGTTTTGTTAGTGTTGGTGATATTACAGAAGTAATAACAAACCATGATGGAACACAAGTCATGTGGTCTGATTTTTGTAAAAGATATGAGCGAGTTAGTTGGTGTAAACTCGTATGGGGCGTCGAATACGAAGAATTACCTGAAATGCATGACGAATAAGCACTGTGTATTCATTCCAACGAGTGAATACACGGAGCAATGTCGCTCGTAACTAAACAGGAGCCGACTTGTTCTGATTATTGGAAATCTTCTTTGTCCTCCCGTGTGAGGGCAATTTTTTTTGATGGAGGATATATGAGTGAAGTAACAGATTTAGTTGTTATTGAAAAAGCAAATGCAATGACTGTATTTCAGTCTGCCGACCAGATTGAAGAAATCCTTCAAAAGGTTGAACGTGAAGTTATGTCCTTTGTGCCTGATATCACAACGGCAAAGGGCAGAAAGGAGATCGCTTCTCTGGCGTATAAAGTTGCGCAGACGAAAACATATCTCGATGGTCTTGGCAAAGACCTTGTTGCTGAACTGAAGGAAATTCCAAAGCTAATTGATGCCAACCGCAAGACAGTGCGTGATCGACTTGATGAGCTGAAAGCCAAGGCACGCCAGCCTCTTACTGATTATGAGGAGGAACAGGCACGGATTAAAGCCGAAGAAGAAGCTAAGGCAGCAGCTGAAGCTCTCGCAAAGCAAATTGAGTCTGACCATGAAATAGCGATTTTGATGGATCGCGAATTTGACCGCCAAAGAGAAGAGGCAAGACTCAAAGCGGAGCAGGAAAAGCGAGAGCATGAAGAACGCTTAAAAAGAGAAGCTGAAGAGAAAGCCAGAGCAGAAGCCGAAGCAAAGGCAAAAGCAGAAATTGAAGCAGCAGCAAGACGAGAAGCAGAGGCTAAGGCCGCAGCGGAACGTGCAGAGCGTGAACGCATTGAAGCCGAGCAACGAGCACAGCGCGAAGCAAAAGAGGCAGCAGAACGAGCTGAAAAAGAAAAGCAGGCAGCAATTGAAGCAGAACGCAGAAAAGCACAGGAGGAGGCTGAACGAATCCGGCGCGAGGCTGAAGCAAAAGAGCAAGCCAGAATAGCAGAAGAAAAAAGAATCAAGGATGAAGAAGAGCGTAGAGCAAAGGATAAAGCTCACCGGAAAGAAGTAAATAACAAAATACTTGCTGACCTTATCAAGGTTGGCGCATCAGAAGATGTTGCTAAAAATATCATAACAGCCATCGTAAAAGGCGAAGTATTCGCAACAAAAATAACCTACTAATAAAACCAACATAAGGAACCACCCATGATTTACGCAATCGCGGGAGGCGCTCGCATGGGTGCCTTCCAACTAAATGAATCTTTACTTGAACGAATCACCCGCAAGTTACGTGACGGATGGAAAAGAGTTGAGGTCTTATTATGCGCAATGAAATAGCCATTAATCACCAGATGCTTCGTGCGGCACAAAACAAAGCAGTAATAGCCAGATTTATTGGTGATTCCAAAATGTGGCTTGAAGCAAATAAAGCGATGAAATCAGCTATCAACCTTCCGTGGTATCGCAGGAAATGAGTTTCACAGATAACTGGTCAGACGAAGAATTCATTCGTCAGATGAAAGAATTAATCGGTAACGAAGGAGATATTCATGTCACTTGCAACCACAGTGAAGGAGAGCAAGTTACAGAGACGCATGTACACGCAGAAAGCTCTCTGGCATCGCCATAATGGCGACCGCGAAGGAATGCGGGTATGCCTTAATTTGTCCCGAGTCGAAGTATTAAATCAGCGTTATTTCCTTGGGGAATGTCCATTCTGAGAACAAACATATGAGCAAAGAATTTTACGCAAGGCTGGCAGCTATTCAGGAGAATCTGAACGCGCCAAAGAATCAATACAACTCATTCGGCAAATATAAATACAGAAGCTGCGAAGACATTCTTGAGGGTGTTAAGCCGTTACTGAATGGCCTGTTTTTATCAATCAGCGATGAAGTTGTGTTGATTGGTGATCGGTATTACGTGAAAGCCACGGCAACTATTACCGATGGCGAAAACAGTCATACGGCAACCGCTCTTGCACGAGAGGAAGAAAGCAAGAAAGGAATGGATTCTGCACAAGTTACGGGAGCTACAAGCTCTTATGCACGCAAGTATTGCCTCAATGGTTTGTTCGGCATTGATGATGCGAAAGATGCAGATACAGACGAGCATAAACATCAGCAGAACGCAGCAGCAAAGCAATCAAAACCATCACTTACACCTGAACAGGTTCTAAAAGCATTCACTGACGCAGCAATGCAGAAAAACACCGTAGAAGAGCTTAAACAGGCGTTCGCCAAAGCGTGGAAGATGCTCGAAGGGACGCCGGAGCAGCACAAAGCGCAGGACGTTTACAACATCAGACGAGACGAATTAGAAGGGGCAACTGCTTAATGGCACATTCGATTACAGTAAGACTAAACAAACCCGCAAGAGAGTTTCAGGGCGGGGAAAATATCGGATTCAACATCCGTGCTGGCGTTCAGTATTACGATCGCCAGACAAAAAAGAAAGAATGGACAAACTACAGCGCCGTTGTATTTGCCAAGCCGGGAGCGCAAGCGGATTACTATCGTAGCGTTCTGGTTGAAGGAGGCATTGTAGAAATTACCGGAGAAAACATCAGGGTTGATGTTTATCAGGGGCAAAATGGTCAATCAATCACTCTTGAATTACTGAATGCAAAGATTGGATTTGCAACTTCAGGAAACAGCCAACAGCAGCAAAGTAGCAATCATCAAAATAATCCTGAATACGACGATTCCATCCCATTCTGATTTAGAAAAATAAGGATTTAATTATGCCAGCGCCTTTGTATGGTGCGGATGACCCGCGCCGCTGTTCCGGCAATTCCGTATCGGAGGTGCTGGATAAATTCAGAAAAAACTACGATCGAATAATGTCTCTACCGCAGGAAACGAAAGAGGAAAAGGAATTTCGCCACTGTATATGGCTTGCAGAGAAAGAAGAACGCGAGCGAATTTACCAGACATCAATCCGACCATTCCGCAAAGCCACATCTACCCACTTCCCTGAATATATCGACCCGCGCCTGCGTAATTACCGCTCACGCTATGGCGCTATCAGTAATGACTGAGGAATTTACCATGAGAGGACTTGCATACAATCCCGGCATTCTTACGGCAGAAATGATTATTCGCCAACGCGTAAAGCCAATGCCATCGAGAGAGGAATTGCTTAAGAGAAATAGTTTCGGTTCTGTTAATGACAACAAATATCTGAATGCGATGTGGCGCAAAGGAGGCAACCAGTGAGTAATTCAGCACGACTACAGCTTGGTTTTTCACCGCTATCAAAAACTATCATGCTGGCAAAAATGCGCGATGTTGAAGGTGGACGTATGCGCGTTGGCAATGATCCAGGTCGTGATGTTACCAATGAGGCTGCTCAATTGGTGTGGCGACTGGTCATGGCTGAAGGTGGTGAGATCGCGTGGGAGCTGGATGATGGTTCTCGCATGGTGTTGAAGGCAGAAAAGCAGGAGGCAACCAGTGAACAAGATTGACTATCAGGCACTGCGAGATGCGGCGGAACAGGCAACGCAAGATGAATGGGTGGCATATATTTTGCCGGTCATAACGGCATTTATCCTGCGCGCACGTCTGAGGGTAGGCATTGCGGATACTTTATTGACTGGCCTGGCGTCTGTCAGGGGCGGGAGAGCATCAACATGAGCATCAGAACCTACGCAGTGAATTGCAATGACGCATGGCTAAACACCGAAGGTGATGACATCTCCGGCTCATACGTTAAGTACAAAGACCATCAGGAAGTGGTTGCCGCTCTTGAGGCCAAGTGCGCGGCGCTGGCAGCGGAGAATGCGGGAATAAAGTCTGCAATTCCAGAATCACGGGATATTGAAGATGACAATGACAATATGGATGACGTATCTCTCGCGGAAGACTTCGGGTTCAATCATGCAATAGAACGGATGAGGAGACAGATACCTGAAACGCCAACCACTGATGCTTTCCTGGCTGAAGTCCGGGCGCAGGGGGTGGATGCTGCTATAGAAGCTGCAAAAAATCTGGTGGCCCAAGAATATGAGTATAAGGATTTCAAAGCGGCGCAAAACCGCTGGAAAAACCACTTGCGTACTAAAGGAGAGTGATATGGCTATCGCTGCAAGTTACACCATGCATCTCTATTGTGACTGCCGTCAGTGCACGGAAGGTGTATATCCAGTGCCAGACTTCGGTGAGTATATAGGTACGTCATGGGCTGGCTGTGCAAAAGAGGCGCGCAAGGATGGCTGGCGAATAAGCAAAGACAAAACGCGTGCTTTTGCGCCCGGGCATAAAGTTTTGAGGATTAACAAATAACCACTATAACCAAAGAGCGACTGCTGACAATCAAGCAGTGGCGCGAAACATACGGACCGGGTAGCAACGTTGTACTGCCAGCAGAAGAAGCGGAAGAACTGGCACGGATTGCTCTGGCATCGCTGGAAGCAAAACCAATAGGTGCATTCCACATTGCAGAACAGCAAGTTGACGGCACAAGTGACTACCTCAAGGATGGAGAATGGCCTATTGATAATGGAATTATTGAGGTCTACGCCGCTCCCCCAGTTCCAGTAGTACCGGAAGAAAAACCAATGCCTAACGCTCTAAGCATGCTTGAAAGAGAGATCACACAACTGATTGGTGATGCGCAGGAAGCCACTGTTACTGGCTATGAGTTAATCGCTGAAGCTTGGCGTTTGATGGATGGACAAGACCCTAAAACCAGCGATTGGCATAGCAAGGCTTCGAAGTATTTAAATTCCAATATTGTAGAAAAAGTTGATGATGACCGTATTGATGCAATTAAGGCTGTTTTGCGTAGACTGGCTGGCAACTCTCCGGTAACTCCGGATGGTTGGATAAGCTGTAGTGAGCGAATGCCGGATACCAAAACAGCCGTTCTTGTTGCCAGGGAGTTTGACAGGAAAGGTGACTGGCGAATGAAATGGGCGACTTACATCCCGGGGCATCCTGACGCTAATGATGGGTGGGTAATACCTGGTGCGTCGTGGATTCCATCACACTGGATGCCTCTACCGGAACCGCCGCAGGAGGTTAATTGATGGTCTCCTTCGCGAAATATACGATTATTGACTGGATAGCATTCATTCAGGTTTTGCTCATCTGGTTTTATATGGCTTACAGGAGTGGACAGTGGATTGTCAGTGTAGCCTGTAGCAATGGATGGCGTTGGTGGAACCGAAAGAATAAAAAAGCGCTGGCCTTGGCTTCGTTTTACGAAGCATTCAATCTTAACAGTCTTCAGCCTGGTTCTGTCGTTGTAGTCACCACTCAAAGCGGCATGACGATACAAATTCACAAGCCAAAGGAGGAAGGTCGTGGCTAACCTGCAACTTGCCGTTAAAGGTGAATACTTCGATGCCATGATTCGCGGAGAGAAAACGGAAGAGTATCGCCTGTGTAATGACTACTGGAATAAGCGAATTATGTTCCGCGAGTATGACCGCCTGATTATCACAAAGGGATATCCGAAGCGCGAAGACTTAAGTCGCAGAATTGACGTCCCGTATAACGGATATGAAATCAAGACAATCACACATCCCCACTTCGGTGATAAACCGGTAAAGGTGTTCGCGATAAAGGTAAATATCGGCACTGAATAACAATCCTCGCACTCGCGGGGATTTCTTTTATCTGAACTCGCTACGGCGAGTTTTGTTTTATGGAGATGATAAATGCACTTCCGAGTCACAGGAGAATGGAATGGAGAGCCATTCAACAGAGTTATCGAAGCAGAGGACATCAATGACTGCTATAACCACTGGATGATATGGGCGCAGATAGCACATGCAGAAGTAACCAATATTCAAATTGAAGAACTGAAAGAACACCAAACCGCCTGATGGCGGTTTTTTATTGGAGACAAGAAATGTCAGATTTGGCTATGAAGGTTTTGAAATGGCAATCGACTGGCGATGTCGGCATCAGTAGCGCAACTCTTGCCTCAATCGCATGTGGACTGAAAAAGAATATCTATGGTCATCGCTTCGGCGCTCCACATGACGCAGCAGACTTTCGGCGATGCGTTGCACTTGTTGAGCAGATTCCAGAAATCAGAGATTCATTCGACAAGGTTGCAAAGCGCGTTCCGGCATTCAAAGGCATCCTCAACGAATGGGATTCCCTCGTTGCTCTGTTGAAGTCTGAAATGAAGATGCACGGAAACAAAGCACCAGAGACTTACAGAAGAATTAGCGAGTTACGCAAGGACTAACCACAGCCTCACACTCGATGAGGCCTGTACATTTCTCAAGATATCCAGACCTACCGCAATCATGTCAATCCAATAAATGGAGATTCCAGGTGGAAGAAGAAATCTTCACTCGTGAAGAAGCTGCGTCGTATCTGAAGGTAGACAAAGGCACTATCACACAGTGGATACGAAGTGGACGACTTCAGGCCGCAAAGATAAATCCAGATAAACCTAAAAGTCCATATCGCATTTGCAAGTCAGACTGCATTGCGGCGCTTAAGTCTGTGAGACACAATAGCGCGGTGAATGCGGTTGATGTGCAGGAGGTTAAAGCATGTCAATCAAACTACGCGGTGGCACGTGGCACTGCGATTTCGTCGCGCCAGATGGATCAAGAGTTAGACGCTCTCTTGAAACATCGGACAAAAGGCAAGCGCAAGAACTTCACGATCGTCTAAAAGCAGAAGCGTGGAGAGTAAAAAATCTCGGGGAATCACCGAAAAAGCTATTCAAGGAAGCCTGCATACGGTGGCTGCGTGAGAAATCGGATAAGAAGTCCATTGATGATGACAAGAGCATTATATCGTTCTGGATGTTGCACTTCAGAGAAACCATTCTCTCAGACATAACAACAGAAAAAATAATGGAGGCGGTAGACGGGATGGAAAACCGCCGCCATCGCCTGAACTGGGAAATGAGCCGGGACAGGTGTTTGCGGCTTGGCAAGCCAGTGCCGGAGTATAAACCAAAGCTGGCAAGCAAAGGAACGAAGACGCGGCATCTGGCAATACTTCGCGCTATTCTCAATATGGCTGTTGAATGGGGATGGATTGACAGGGCGCCCAAAATATCAACACCACGCGTTAAGAATGGACGAATCAGATGGCTTACAGAGGAGGAATCGAAGCGCCTGTTTGCAGAAATTGCTCCTCATTTCTTCCCTGTGGTCATGTTTGCAATCACGACAGGCCTTCGCCGTTCCAACGTTACAGACCTTGAGTGGTCACAGGTCGATCTGGATAAGAAAATGGCATGGATGCACCCTGATAAAACAAAAGCTGGCAATGCGATCGGAGTTCCTCTTAACGAAACCGCATGCCAGATATTAAGAAAACAGCAGGGGCTCCATAAGAGATGGGTATTTGTCCACACCAAACCTGCCTACCGAAGCGACGGAACAAAAACAGCTGCGGTAAGGAAGATGAGAACCGATAGCAACAAGGCATGGAAGGGAGCGTTAAAGCGGGCAGGCATTAGCAACTTCCGATTCCATGACCTGAGACACACCTGGGCAAGCTGGCTGGTTCAGTCCGGAGTCTCTCTTCTTGCACTTAAAGAGATGGGTGGATGGGAAACTCTCGAAATGGTTCAAAGATACGCTCACCTTTCAGCCGGGCATCTCACCGAGCACGCGAGCAAAATCGATGCGATTATAAGTCGCAATGGCACAAATACGGCACAAGAGGAGAACGTAGTTTACTTAAATGTGAGGTAACTTATTGATTTAAATGGTGCCGATAATAGGAGTCGAACCTACGACCTTCGCATTACGAATCTGTAGCACCAATCATAACTATCTGTTTTAGCAAGCATTAACCGCATTCACCAAGCAATAGTTGATGGCACAAACAGAAAGTTGATGCATGATGTTGCCATGTGTATGTCACAAATACGGCACAACGATCTTCAAACATGTAGCCACTCAGCATAGAAGAGCACAAAGCCTTGCAATCCAGTGCAAAGCTTTGTGTTCCTCAGTTTTTGGTCATGAGCAATATAGACAAATGGAAAATGACCAAAATGCTAAACAATTCTGTTGATGCATCAAAACATGATGACCAACTTACCACATACTGCATGTAAATACAGTATTTTGTAATATGTAGACCATGTAATCCTATCAATAAATCACTTGGATTTATTGATCAATGACTCATACCGCTATAAAATTCGAATTTTTTAGTGACAACTACGATAGTATTGATTATATGTATAAATTAACTATTCCTGATGAAGGATTTATCTCTGACTATTTCCTTCTTCAGCGTGGCAGCATCAATGGTAAGTTACTGGTTGTATTTTCAAGCATGAAGATACCGGCTGGAAGATTTACTTTTTTCAACACTCTAACTCATTTCCCGTACGATGTTTTGTATGTTAATGACGCTAATAACGGATGGTATCAAAATGGAATACCGGGGATGGGATCATCTGTTGATGAGTCATGTGAATTCATTTTATCCTTAGCTAGAACTATTTCTGCTGACAAGATATATACCATGGGAAGTAGCATGGGTGGATATGGGGCGTTGCTTTTTGGATGCAAGTTAAACGCTTATGCGTTAGCATTTGATCCAGAGACTTTGCTGGACCAACCAGGAAGCAGGTCTAAAATTAATATGCCAGATACTTCCCATGGTATATATCTTGTCAGCGGAAATAGTTCTAGCTAAGGATAAAATGAATTCCCATGACCCACACACAGGGGACCCCCCCCCGGGATTCCCTTTTGGACCCCC